TATTTTTCCTGAAGTTTCTTGTCTTTCATAAGAAGGATGATTTCTGATTCTGATGGGGGAACCGCTTCGAGTAATCGAATGAACATAACCTCAACCTTCATCTTGGGTAGTCGCTCGCCCGGACCACCGAGGACGAAGTATTTTAGTCTGGGTGACTGACGATTGAGATTAGACGGTGGGGTGTTTTGATTTGCCTCACGGAATGGCGGTTTACCTTCCGGTAGCATAAATTCTACAGAGTCATCGAATGCGCCTTTGAGTATATTTCGAAGAGCAAGCGTATTATAGTCCTGCAGAATCTCTATCTTGGCGGACTTGGACTTAGCATCTTCCACTTTCTGTAACACTTCATTGATACGAAATGATTTAAGTTTGTTAACAGCCATTTTTACTATAACTCCATAGTGTATTCATAGGGTATTTATACTTCTCGATTCTTCAAACTGTTCAGGTGCGCCTTTCGCACTCGAACCGATATCCACGAATTGTAGTACTCGTCCGACAATAGTACATCACGGGCAAACTGTTCTTTGGCTTCCAGATATGCGCACTCTGCTTTAGTGGCGCAGAGGTGCAGTATAGTCCTTTTGAACTTATCCTTACCCAAGGCATTCACGTCTTCTAAAAGATGCTCAGAAGAGCCGTAGTACTCTTTCCAGTCGGATTCTACCTTGTACCGCTTTTTCTTTTTGTTGACCTGTCGAGTCTTAGAAGCAAATAGGAATTTCTTTCCAATGTACTTCTTGCCGCTCTCCAGATTCTCAATTAAATATACAAACCCATAGACCTTCTTGGGGTCTAGTTCTTCGGGGTTGTATTCATGACCATTGTATTCCCATGTCACTGTTCCCACTCAGAGTCGTCAAGGATCAGTAGGGATTCGTCAATCTCATCAGAACCATCGAAAATGATTTCATCTACTGATTCTTGCCCACAGTGAGGGCAGAAATTTAAGGTCGTGTCCTCGTCTTCGAACTTGACTTCAAAGCGAGTACCGCATGCAAAACATTCGATCATAGCGTTAAGTCCTTGATGTTTTCATTCAAGAGTTGTTGATTTTCTCGAGACAGCAACCATTCCTGAAGATCCCGAAAGCCGCCAATTCGATTCGAAGTCGACTCGTCGATGATCAGGGGAAATTGCCTAACGTCGGGATATTTCTCGGCGAATTCCTGAGTGCTTAGCTCTCTTGGAACCTTCACCTCAGTGTACGGAACTTGCTTAAATGCCAACAGTTCCTTAGCCACCTTACAGTACCCGCAGTTATCTACTGTGTATAGTTTTACGCTCATAAAGATAGTCCTTGTAGTGTTTCCTTGGAAACGTCATTTTTAATGCCACCAATGATATACGAAGATAGCTCCACTTCCTGCGGTGCCACTTGTACATTGGAACCCGAAATCCACTTCTCAGTCCATGGGAGTGGATTAGATTGTTGTACGCTGTACGGACAAGAATAATTCAGTGTCTTCATCCGTTTACATGCAACCCATTCTATATAGTCCCCTAAAAGACGCTCATTTAGTCCAATCATCGAACCATCGGCAAACAGGTACTTAGCCCATGCTTTTTCCTGCTCGACTGCCGACACAAACATCTGAACCACTTCGTCTTGGCACTCTTCACGAATCGAGACAAAAGCATCATCGTCCTTGAGTAAGGTTTTCAAAATAGTCTGCGAAGCCGCCAAGTGCACATTCTCATCACGAGCAATGAACTTGATGATCTTGGCATTGCCTTCCATTTTCTTTAGCTCGGCAAATGCCCATGAACATGCAAACGAGACATAGAACCTAACGCCTTCTAGCACGTTGATCGAGTTCAACATGAGCCATAACCGTTTCTTCAGTTCGTGCTCACTGATTTCTACTTTTTTGCCATTGATAGTATGCTTCCCAAAGCCCAGTAACTCGTAGTATTTTGAGTACACCATAAAGTCGTCGTAATACTTTGAAATATCAGTAGCACAGTCTAGAATCTCTGGTACGTCTAACATGGTATCAAAAACCTTAGACGGATTCGAGTATACGTTCCGAATGATATGGGTGTATGACCGTGAATGAATCGTCTCCATGAACGCCCATGCAGTTACCAAGGGTTCGATCTCGGGCAATGAAGCCACGGGCAATAGTGCTTCGGTTGGACCACGACCCTGAACCGAATCCAGTAGAATCTGACGTTTTAGGTTAGACGTAAAGATGTGTTGCTCGTGCTTGCTTAAGTTTTGAAAGTCTGACCTATCTCTTGATATGTCGATTTCTTCGGGTCTCCAAAAGAACCCTAACTGCTTTTCGGTCAGCTTCTCTAGTACTGGATACTTGACCGAATCATACCGAGCAACGTCCACAGGTTCGTCGAAAAACATCTTAGACTCCGTATGACTTGTTTTTCTTTTCTTAAAAATAGACACCACATTTCTCCATATTAAAGTACACACGAATCACAAGAAGATTCGTCATCGTCGTCATCTAACTGCTCAGGTATTTCTTCTTCCTTGTACTCGCCCGCACCATCTGCGGTGTTGTTGTAATATAGCTGTTTTCCGCCCATTTTGTAGAAAGACACAATGTCCTTTATCATCTGTGACATGGGAACTTTGCCGTCTTCAAAGTGTTCGGGGTTGTACGATGTGTTGACCGAAATACCCTGATCAATATACTTTTGCAAAACTGCGCAGATATTTAGGTAGCCTTCTGGTGTTTCCTGATCCCATAGCAAGTCGTACTTGTTTTTCAGGTGATGGTAGCCCGGAACCACCTGAGCCATCACACCGTCTTTTGATTGCTTATACGATACAAGTGCACGTGGCGGTTCGATACCATTGGTGGCATTGGAAAGTTGAGAAGATGTTTCTGAGGGCATAAGTGCCATCAGCGTCGAGTTACGAATACCCGTTTCCTTTAACTGCTTTCGTAGCCCCTCCCAATCCATGCGCTCTTGATGATCGACCAACGTATCCACGTCCTTTTTGTACGTATCAATGGGAAGTACACCATGACCATATTTGGTTTCGGCATTAAGTGGAATTGCGCCCTTTTCTACTGCTAAGTCTGCCGATGCCTTGATCAGATAGTACGACCATGCTTCGGTATACTCGTCAATTGTCTTTAACGACTCTGCATCGTACCGTAGACCACGCTTTGCTAAAAAGTAAGCCAAGTTGATAATACCAATACCAAGAGGTCTGCGGTTCATGGTAGATAGCTCAGCCGCCTTGACAGGATACCCTTGATAATCGAGTAGCGCATCCAAGGCACGTACCGACAGGGTGCAGTACTTTTCAAAATCTTTCGGATCGTTGATTAGTCCCCAGTTGATTGCGCTCAGGGTGCATAACGAGATTTCACCTTCTTCGTCATCCTCTAGCGATAACGGTTTGGTGGGCAAGTTGATCTCACAACAGAGATTTGACTGACGAACTGGTGCAACTTTGGGTAAGAATGCTCCGTGCTCATTGGCATGATCCACGTTCATCAGGTACACTCGACCCGTGTCTTTACGCTCATTGATAAAGGCAGAAAACACGTCAATTGCCGCCATAACCTTCTTGCGAATAGATGGGGACTTTTCGTACTTTTCATATAGCCTACGGAACTCGTCCTGATCTGCATAGAAAGCCTCATACAGACCCGGAACATCTGACGGTGAAAATAGCGTAATATTACCACCCGAAAGCAAACGCTCGTACATCAGCTTGTTAAACTGAAAGGCATAGTCCATATGACGGACTCGGTTTTCTTCAGTTCCTTTGTTGTTTTTGAGTACCACTAGTTCTTCAAATTCTAGATGCCAGATCGGAAGGTACACAGTTGCCGCACCACCTCTTATGCCACCTTGACTACAGCTCTTGACTGCCGCTTGAAAGTATTTCAGGAACGGAATCAGTCCAGTGTGAACCACCGACCCATCAGAGATCTTAGACCCTAGTGCACGAATAGCACCTGCCCCAATACCAATGCCCGCTTTCTTGGAAATGTACCGAACCACCGAAGCCGCCGTAGCATTGATCGAATCTAGCGAATCGCCCGACTCGATTAAAACGCATGAGCTAAACTGGCGAGTAGGAGTACGAACACCACCCATGATAGGGGTCGGCAGAGAAATGTAAAATTGCGAGATCGCATCGTAGTATTCCTTGACCCATTTAATTCTGTCTTCGGGAGGGTAATCCCCAAACAACGTAGCCGCAATCATCATGTATGCCATTTGTGGCGTTTCGTATGGTTCCTTGGTAATACGGTTTTGTACCAAGTATTTACCACGGAACTGTTCCATGCCCACGTATGTAAAATTGTTATCACGGTCGTGTCGAATGTACGAGTCTAGCTGGTGGAGTTCGTCCTCATGATACTTTTCTAGAATTTCGGGGTCATAAACCCCTCGTTCAACATTATGGAGAATCAGGTTATGCAGACTCCATGGTTCGTACTGACCATACACCTCTTTGCGTAGCTTGTAATTAACTAGTCTAGCCGCAACATATTGATAATTCGGGGTATTCTCAGAGATAAGTTCTGCCGCTGATTTGATCAGTAGTTCATGAATGTCGTATGCATTGATCTTGTCGTACAGTTGAATATTTGCTCGTAGCTCGATCTCTGAGATAGACACATTGGTAATGTCTTCGGTAGCCCATTCTAGGACTCGGTGTACTTTTTCTAGGTTGAATTCTTCGAGACGACCGTCCCGCTTTGTGACATTGATTTTCATAATACTCCAGCATCAGGGGTTACACAACAACAATAAACGTTCTATTATACTATTTCTTTACAGCTTCGACTAGCGAGTCGTGACGTATGGCGCACTCATTATATAGGGTAATCAGGTCAGTAGTGTACTTGTACAAGTCGCCCAGACTGTCTCCTCTTAGTTCACGGAGTTCTTGACACGGAACTAACAAGTTAGCCGGATACTTAGAGTCCACGACTTCGACCTGCGGAGTTGCGCATCCAACGAGCAAAATAGGTATAGCCAAGAGAGTTAGGATTTTCATCATCTTGTAGAGTTCAGTTTATTGATATTTTGGTTCAGTAACTCGACCCCTGACTTCGGAACTTTGCATTCACGGTACACGGGCTTCTCTACCTCGACCTCTACGACTTCGGTTATCGTTCGAGTGGTATCTCTGAGTTCTTGCATGCGTTGCTCGTACACCTGAGATACCTGATACCTACGATCTACTTCTTCTTGTATCAACTGCGTGAACTGTTGAACGATTTCCGCCTTCTCGACTTCGCATGCGTTACTCTCGTATGCTTTGCCCGCCATAAAAGCCGCCACAATAGCAACAAGAGCTACTAACGGTTTCCAGTACTTGGTCAGAGTCAACAGAAACGTAGGCATTTTACTTTTTACCCTTCAAGCCCTTGGCTCGTTCGTACATTTTGTTTATGTCCCACCGAGACCTCCGATCAACTTTATTAAAGAGTCTTGCTCGCCCGCCCGTAGGGTTCATGTCCACACCAGCTCCAGTTGCGTTTACTGGCGCATCTTCGGCAAATTGTTTAAATGTCTTCATCGTAGTAAATCCTTTGCAGAAACAAAAACCTTCTGCTTTGTTGGCAGGTGAGTCACTTCATAGAGTGGTTGACCCAACAAGTGCCCATGAGGTACTGCGTCTTCGTCTACTCTGACCTTAGAACCCTTCAGAGCAGATAGCTCACCTGTCTTGGGAATTGCAATATCTTGGCGAAGGGAGTAGATTCCGGGTGCCAAGGAATCATCCCCTAGTATGTACCACGACTCAGTAATCGAGTCGACCTCGATTTCCAGTTCCTTCATAATGAGTTCTATTTGAGAATCTGTTAAGTCGAACTCTTCACGAAGCAAGTACAGTGCAGAGGCATATGTGTTGAATCTTGAAGCCCCGCCCGGAATTTTTTGCAACAGTCTTTTGATGTTAAACACCAGACGATGAAACAGCGTGTATGCATTTTTTTGTTCCGATGTAGTAAACCTAGCAGGACGAATCAGCAATCTGCCCTTAGAGTCGATAATGCCTTGCTCAAATGCTTCGGTGTCTTTCCACGGAGTCGTGAGAAGTTTCAGAAACTTGTATGTGTAGAATAAATCAGCGGTACGAGATATAACACCCATGGTTATAGATTCCTTAATTTCATGATAATAGTTTGGTCAAGCGGTATTTCCACGTAATCGTCTTCCTTCAAGTAGTTCAGGTATATCAAAAACGTCTTGACATATGACCAATGTTCTTCGTCAATCTTATAGAACATCATACGGTTAGCCGCCTGAATGCCAAAGACGTTGTACAGAACCACAATGTGATTTAGTATCAGTCGTTCTTGTAGGTCGCCGTTTTTTTCATACCGATTCAGTAGCTTTTTGATATACTTGAATCTTTGTAGGTCGTCTAAGAACTCGTCAACCGAAGTGCATTGTGGGTTGTCGTAGTTCTTAGACGCAAAGAAGATAAAGTTATCGTCGTTCAGTTCATCAAACATGTTGCGTGAATACCTCTTAGAGTGTTTCTTCTAAGAGGTATTTATTTACATGCGACGACGGATATCAGACAACGTCTTCTTGGGTTCAGAGTTGCGCTTCTCGCCCGGACGTACAGGTGCCTGTGACATGCGCATGGAACCGTCCTGACGATTCTTGCCCGGATAGTCCTTCACATTCGTAGAATCACGATGCATATCAGCAAACTCACGATCCGCCTGAGCACGTGGCTCTAACGTCTCACGACCCGTAATATCCGTGGGTTGAGTATCCGAAGTAGAAGCCTGATACATGTTTGCGCCTTCCATCATACCCATTTTATCTAAGATAAAGTCACGAGGATCTGAATCCAGTTCCTGAGCAAAGTCCATAGCTTGCTTTACTTGACCACGCTTAATCATAGAAGCAACTTTCATCATATCGTTTTTATCAATACCACCTTTCTTTTTAGCATGGGCTTCTATCTCACTTGCTACTTTGCTCATATCTTTTGCTTCATAATACATGTTTGCGCCTTCTTCCAAGGATTCCAGCTCAGAGTAGAACGAATCAAAATCCTCGTCGCTCAACTCCTCAATCAGCGCATCAATTTCTTCCTCGGGTGCTTCGAGAATTGATTCCCAATCCCATTCGAGGTCTTCTTTTGCGAGCCTATCGACAGCCTTATCTAAACCCCTTCCTCTTTTGTTGATTTTTTTTGCGCTGTCTTTCGTTGCATCAGTTCCAGTTGCATATTTGACTAATCTGTCCGAATAATCCTGCATACCCTTTTTAGCATAAGAACCCAAAGTCTTCTTGGACAACTCATCAATCTCTTCCACGTCTTCACGCATTCTACGCTTTTCAGCATCTGCTCGCATAGCTTCGATTGATCCAGGTCTTGGTTTTGGTTTTGGTTTAGTTGCTTTTGGTTTCATCACAGAACCAGCTCGCTTCTCGGCAGCCGCTCTCATGTCCTTCAAAGAAGACTCGTCAACACCTTCCACATCTTCTTTGGTCAGACGGTTAACTGCTCTTGACACACCAAGTGCTCGGTTGCTGAGTTTCTTGGATTCTTGGTCGTACGACTTACCACCTCTGGCGGCAGATCCAGCTTCAATGCCCGTAGTGGCACTTGATGAATTTGCCTTGTTGACGTAAGATCCCAAAGTCTTTTTAGATAATTCATCAACCTGTTCGAGGTCTTCACGGTTCAACCGCTTAGATGCCGCACCATACCCACGACTACGCTTTGCCATCGTTTTCGATTGTTTTCTAAATTCTGAACCAGAAACGGGCGATCTAAGTTTATCCATAGCATCATTATGTTGACCCTTAGCCGCATTGGAGTACCGAGTCAATGTATCTTTAGACAGCTCATAGATACGCTGAAAGTCCTCACCAAGTTTTGCTTTGTTGGTATAGAACTGGAATTTGTATTCCTTACCGCCGTCATCGTCCCTGACCACATAGTGATCACTTGCTACTTTGACGATTTTACCTGACTTCTTGTTACCTTGGTTGGGTTCATAAAAGTCGATCATCTGACCAGTCTTAGCACTTTTTTTGGATTCAGTGCCAATACCTTGCTGAGCCAATTTACGATAGTTTTCGCCAATGAAATGAGATTCTTTCATATCTTTTTTCTTTTTGGCTTTAGCCTCGCCATCATCATCGTCATCATCGTCGTCATCATCATAATCGTAGTCACCGTCATCATCATCGTCCTTCAAGTTACTTTTGGACTTTTTGGGTAACTCGATTTCCATTGCTTCGTCTTTCATTGCCTTGGAAACTGCCTTACGACGCTTGTGGAGATATTCGTCCGAATCGTCCACATCCCCATCATTGTCGATGTCTTTGTCCTGACGGTTGTCAAAATCTTTCTTGACGGCTTTCTTGTTTACTGGATCAAGTTTAGTAGCTTCGTCCGCCACAACAGTATAGTCGATCTTTGATAGATCAACAGTATGCTTGCCCTTAACAGATCTTACGACTGCTTTATTGCCACTCACGCTTAGAACCATTGCCGTGACGTTTTTGCCGTCTAGATCAAAGTTGATGCTATCCCCACGCATGGGTTTTTGCGTAGCCTCGTTCATCATTGATTCGTTTAACTTCTTGAGTTCACTGGGTGCGTACTTCATCACCTTACCCGAGTCTTGTTTGACGGTATAGTACTTTTCGTCTTCACCGCCATCTTCTTTATCGAGTTTAGTGACAGTTCCGGTCATGCCCGAAGCCTTGCACTTAACTTTATCGCCCACTTCAAAGTGAGATTCGGAGAGCATGCTCAAATATGCTTGAGCAATACCCTTATTTGCGTCGTCAAAGATCATTTGAGTATACTCCTAAGTTGTTGTTGTTAGTATTATAATATACCGTCTGCAATTGCAAAGGCAGAAGCAGCGACAGTAATGGTTGCAGAGGCTATAAGCCAAAAGAATTTATTTAGTGTTTTTAGGTCAGATGCATTACTCGTAGTGGCAATTTCTACAGAATGCAGTCTCTCGTATGCTTGGTTCAGGGATGTTTTAATATCCCGAGTGTCTTCAATCAGGATTGCGATTTTTTCTTCGGCACGAGCAATCGAAACGACTGCGTCTGCCAGTTGATCGAGTTTTTCTTCTACTCGACTCATACGTTCCTCGGCACTCGTAGTTTGCGATATATGCATATCTATTTTACGCTCGAGATTTTCGAGTTGCGCTCTGGTTGTTGATCCTGTTGCCATTTGCTACTTTCCTTTATTAGTCGTCGTTTTTATTTTTCTCATGACCAATATACTTCATTCTTTTACCAATACACCTTCACCAAACACGCTGATATACTGCTCGCCAGAAGAACCCCTGACCTGAAACTGAAGATCAGTAGTGGCTTCGTACTTGAATGGGAACCGTCTTTGAATATTCATTTTTTCAAGGAACGATGTTTCTGCTACTCGAAATGTTACACCATTGACGTTATTTACATAATTGCGGAAAAATATTTCACGATTGTTTTGTAGGGCCGATGCACAAAACGCATCAATACGGTACAAGTAAAATGAATGTCCAGCGGGCACAGTGTAGATGGATGCCTGATTCTTGCCTTCGCCCCCACGTACCTTGGCATACGTGGTGCCAGAATTTGAAATAACCACATCGTTAGCCGGACAACCATTACCCGCAGTAGGTGGCGCAACAGTCACTACATCGTTAATTCGGTAGAATGGGATCGATGTGGTAGCAGTACCCGTACCGTCTAGAGCAACATCGTCAAAAATAACATCAAAGTTTTCATCCAGACCAATAATCCTCATTACTGCCCCAGCATCCGCCGCATTGGAAGTAACAGTCATGGTTAACCCTTCAGTGGGGTACACATACTCTTGCGCAAGTTCCCATGCGGCAATGTACGATGT